TGATTTGAATGAAATTAAAAATTTACTTAGGAGTTTAGTAAATGGATCCAACTAGTATTACATTAGAAGATATTAATAAACTTTTTGAATATGAAAAGATTGCAAGAGATATAGATAGTATAGATGATATTGAAACTATCAGAGATTTTGCAAAAGCATATGTTAGATTATATTTGAAACAACAAGAAGTAGTATCTAAACTCTAATGGCACAACCATCTACAAGACAAGGACTTATTGATTATTGCAAAAGAAAACTGGGTGCTCCAGTTTTGGAAATCAATGTTGCCGATGAGCAAATTGATGATCTTGTAGATGATGCTATTCAATTTTTCCAAGAAAGACACTTTGATGGAGTTTATCCAACATTTTATAAGTATAAAGTTACTCAGAATGATATTGATCGCGGAAGAGCACCAGGACCAGGAGGAACACCCACTGCGGTTGGTCTAACAACAGTCACTGCAACAGCAGATATTGTTGGTACTGCAACAACTTTTAGTTATACTGAAAATAGCAATTATTTACAAATGCCTCCTAACGTTATAGGAGTAAATAAAATATTTCACTTTGACGGTTCTAATACTATTACTCATAACATGTTTAGTGTTAAATATCAATTATTCTTAAATGATATTTACTATTGGGGAACTACTGAACTTTTAAGTTATGCAATGGTTAAAACATATCTTGAAGATCTTGATTTCTTATTAACCACACAAAAGCAAATTAGATTTAATAAAAGACAAGATAGACTTTATTTGGATATTGATTGGGGATCAGTTAATGTTGGACAATATTTTATTATTGATTGCTATAGTACGTTAGATCCAAATGATTATTCAAGAGTATGGAATGATTCATTTTTAAAACCATATTTAACTTCATTGATTAAACGTCAATGGGGACAAAATTTAATTAAATTCCAAGGAGTCAAACTTCCTGGAGGCATTGAATTAAATGGAAGACAACTTTTTGATGACGCTCAAAGAGAAATTGATATTTTAATGGAAAAGATGTCAAATACTTACGAATTACCACCATTAGATATGATAGGATGATATGCTTAATCCATTCTTTCTTCAGGGATCAAAAACAGAGCAATCATTAATTCAAGATTTGGTGAATGAACAACTTCGTATGTACGGAGTTGAAACTTATTATGTGCCAAGACAATATATTACTAAAAAAACAGTAATCAAAGAAGTCATTCAATCTAAATTTGAACATGCATATCCACTTGAAGCATATGTCAATACCTATGAAGGATATGAAGGTCAAGGAACAATTTTGTCAAAGTTTGGAGTGCAACCATTAAATGATTTAACTCTTACAATTTCAAAAGAAAGATATGAAACATATATTACGCCATTAATTAAAAACTTACCAAATATAGAGTTACCAACAAGACCAAAAGAAGGAGATTTGATTTATTTTCCTCTTGGTGATCGTTTATTTGAAATTAAATTTGTTGAGCACGAACAACCATTTTATCAACTTCAAAAAACTTATGTTTATGTATTAAAATGCGAACTCTTTCGTTATGAAGATGAAATTGTTGATACAAGTGTTGAAGAACTTGATGATAATATTAAAAAAGAAGGTTATATTCAAACTTTAAATTTGATTGGTACTGGAGTTACTGCAACTGCAGTTACGGGCATTATAAATGGTGGTGTAAGGTATGTCACTGTAACAAACAGAGGAAATGGATATACTTCTTCTCCAAGAGTTGCAATTTCTTCCGCACCAGTTGGAGGACTAACCGCTACAGGAATTGCTACGATGATCGGAGGACTTATTGATTGTAATGGAACATCAGCACTTAAAGTTCAAGGAGTAGAAATTATAAATCCAGGATATGGATATACAATTGCACCTTCTGTACTTTTCTTCGGAGGTGGTGGGGCTGGTGCTGCAGCAACATCAACAATTGGAAGTGGAATTATTGGTATTGTAAGTATTACTAATGCTGGTTCTGGATATGTAACACCTCCAACAGTAACAATTAGTTCACCTCCAGTTGGTGGAATCACTGCAACAGCATCTGCAAAAATTAACAGTGTTGGAATTGTTACTCAAATTGCAATTACAAATGCAGGACTTGGATATACTTCAACTCCAACAATATCTTTATCTTCTCCTTATATGATTGGAATAGGAACATATATCTATAACGAATATGTTACTGGAAGTATTAGTGGTACTACAGCAAAGGTAAAGGATTGGAATGCAATAACTGGAGAATTAAAAGTATATGAAATTGATGGTAGTTTTGTAAATGGCGATGTTATTACAGGTGCTGCTTCTTCTGCATTTTATAAATTGAGAACGATCATAACAGATAATATTTCAGATCCATTCTCCGAAAATGCAATTATAGAGCAAGAGGCAGATCAAATTATTGACTTTAGTGAGAGAAATCCATTTGGAACACCATAAATAGTGCATCTTATTTGTTAAATAGTTAATATAAGGATTTGCTAACATGTTTGAATATTTTTACCACGAGATACTAAGAAATACGATTATTGGATTTGGATCTTTATTCAATGACATTTCCATCAAGCATGTTAATGATTCTGATGATATTGTTAGTGTAATAAAAGTCCCTCTTGCGTATGGACCAACTCAAAAATTCTTAGCAAGACTTGAGCAAGTTCCAGATCTTAATAAACCTGTTCAATTTTCTTTGCCAAGAATGTCCTTTGAATTTGTTGGATTGACGTATGATCCAACAAGAAAAGTAACAACAACTCAAACATTTGTAAGTGGACTTGGCGAAGATAATAAGCAAATAAGAAAAACATATATGCCAGTTCCTTATAATATGCAATTTGAACTTAGTATTTTTACCAAATTAAATGATGATATGCTTCAGATTGTGGAACAAATTTTACCTTACTTTCAACCTGCATATACATTATCAATTAATTTAGTTAAAACAATTGGAGAAAAAAGAGATATTCCAATTATCCTTGATGGAATTACAATGGATGATCAGTATGAAGGAAGTTTTGACACAAGAAGATCATTAATTTATACTCTTCGGTTTACAGCAAAAACTTATCTTTTTGGACCTGTTTCCGATGTATCCAAAGATGTTATCAAAAAAGTTTCTGTTGGATATGTGTCAAATGGTGTTAGAGATATTACTTATTCTGTTGAACCAAGAGCACTTAAAAACTATACAGGAAATGTTCTTACGAATATAAATCAAGATATTAATGCACAAGATAACATTATCAATGTCAATGATGCTACAAATATAGTTGCAGGAACTTATGTTTCTATTGATAATGAAGAGATGTACATCAAATCCAAAGCAGGAAACACACTAACTGTGGTAAGAGGTTCTGATAATACACCTATTACAGAACATGTATCTGGAACTGCAATTAAGAGTATCACTGCAGCAGATGCTAATTTAATTCCAGCTGGAGATGATTTTGGATTTAGTGCGTTATGAAAATGACAAAAAAATTTGACGATCTGAATGAGACTTTTAATGTTTCGGGAGAGATTGTTTCATCAAAAGTTGAAACAATAGAAGAAAAAATTGAAAAGGTAACTGCTCCAATTGATGACATTAAAAAAGATTATGACTATACAAGGGGAAATTTATATTCTCTTATAGAAAAAGGTCAAGAAGCAATTAATGGAATTCTTGAATTAGCACAAGAAAGTGAGATGCCCCGTGCTTATGAAGTTGCTGGACAATTGATTAAGAATGTAGCAGATGCAACAGATAAGTTAATGGATCTTCAGAAGAAACTTAAAGATATTGAAGAAGAGAAAGTTTCTAAAGGTCCAACAAATGTTACCAACGCTTTATTTGTTGGATCTACTGCAGAATTGTCCAAACTTTTAAAGAATGGACTAACTCAAGAAGATAAATAAAAATAAAATGCCAAAATTGAAGCCTCATCTTTCAGTTCAACAGATTGCAAAGAAGCATCGTCTTGATGTTTCTTTCATTCAAAAGCAACTGGATATGGGCGAACCAATTGAACATGAGCATACTAAAGATCATACTCTTGCAATGGATATTGCTCTTCAACATCTTGATGAAATTCCCGATTATTATACTCGTTTAAAGAAAATGGAAGCATCAGCAAAAAAAGAACATAAAAAGTTTAAAGATATAAAAGAAGA